ATTCGGTAGTCGTATTCACGCAGCTTTAGATGCTCACTATGCTCAAGGTCTTCCACTCCTACAAGCTCACTCTGAATTGGTCGAGACAGATCGAAAGTTGCTTCTTGCAGACTTTCAAGACACCTACCAGTTGGAGCAAGAAGCCGAAATGGGACGCATCATGCTCGAAGGTTATGAGCAATGGGTTGAAGAAGAGGGCATTGATGCTGAACTTGAAATGGTTTCTACAGAAGAAACTGTGATTGTTCCTTTGTTTAATGGAGATGTTGAACTTCAAGGAAAGCTTGATATGCGTGTTCGTCGCAAAGCTGACGGAGTTCGTATGTTCCGTGACTTTAAAACTGTTGGTGGCTCTCTTAGCGACTTTGCCAACCTTGCTCCTATGAACGAGCAGGTGCTTACATACATGCTTTTGGAGTCTACTAAAGCAGATGAAGCAGAGCGTTCTGAAGGTGGAATCTTTACATTGTTAAAAAAGGTAAAGCGCACAGCAAATGCTCGACCACCTTTTTATGATCAAATTGAAATTCGTCATAATGTTTTTACAATGCGTTCTTTCTGGAATCGTATTCACGGAACTATTTCTGATTTAATGAAGACGCGTAAAGCTCTTGATGAAGGAGCAGATCACGCTTATGTTGCATATCCTCACCCAACTAGGGACTGTAAATGGAAATGCCAATTTTTCGCTATATGCCCAATGTTTGACGACGGAAGCGCCGTTGAACAAGCACTTAGCGATTCATATGAGGTCGCAGACCCATATGCGTACTACGAAACAACTGACAAAAAAGGAAGTGAGTGACGATGAGCGAAATTCAACGCTCTCTTACTGTAATGGTGTACGGAGAGAGCAAGGTTGGTAAATCAAGTCTTGCTGTCACTGCACCTTACCCAAGGCTCATGCTTGACGTAGAAGGCGGTCACAGGTTTTTGCCTATCATCGTCAAGTACTGGGATCCACTGCGAGAGGAACCACCTATTGCAGATGGCACATGGGACACTGTTGTAGTCACAGTTCGTGATTACGATACTGTTCTAAAAACATACCAATGGCTTCAACTTGGAAAGCATCATTTCAAGAGTCTTATTATTGACTCTGTATCTGAGCTTCAAGTGAAGTGTTTGGAGAACATTGCTGGTGTTAATCAAATGACACAGCAGCAATGGGGAGAGTTGTTACGTCATATGGGCGGTCTTTTGCGAGATCTCCGTGACTTAACAATGCATCCAACAAATCCATTAGAAGCAGTAGTTCTGACTGCAATGGCTCGTCTTGATAAGGATGGTCGTTATCGTCCATACCTACAAGGTCAGCTTGCAATTCAGGCTCCTTACTTCTACGACATTCTGGGGGCAATTACTGTTGAAGAACGTATGAACCCAGATCCAACTCAACAACCATACAAAGTTCGTCGTATGTATGTTGAACGCACTAATCACTACGAAGCTGGCGAGCGTGTCCAAGGACGCCTTGGCAAAGTCGTAGAACAAGAAAACATGTCAATTGAAAAAATGCTAGACATTGTTTTTGGACCAAAACAAGCAGCGGCAGCTGAAACAACTACAAAGGAAGAAGGCACTCAGTGAGTTCACGCAATTGGGCAGACCTCATTAAAGACGCTGGTGATTCGGGTAATTACGAACCTCTACCAGACGGCGATTACGATCTCGTAGTCGTTGAAGCCACTGCGACAACATCGCAATCTGGCAAAACCATGTTCAAAGTAAAGGCGCAGGTTGAGGGCGGAGCCCACAATAAGCGTCTTGTATGGGACAACTTAGTTGTCTCACCAGATTCTCCAGCAGCGCTGGGAATCTTGTTTAAGAAGTTCCACGCAATGGGAATTGGCCGTGGGTATTTCGACAACAACCCAACTAATGCTCAGATTGAGCAAGCAATCATGGGTCGTCGATTCCGTGCTCAGATTGGTAGCCGTTTGTATAACGGAGCTAAGAAGAACGAAATCAAGAACTACTACCCAAGCGCACAGACAGTTGCTGCAATGAATGGCGAGACAGCCTCTCCAGCACCTGTTGCAGCTGCTCCAGCTCCTGCTCCAGCGCCAGCTCCTGCTGCCGCTCCTGCACCTGCTGCAGCCCCAGCCTCACCGTTCTAAGCTGGTTTTGCTAGGTTGCTACCCAACGATTTGTTGGGTAGCAATTTAGTAATCCAAGATAAGGAAATTATGAAGATACTAGTTACTGGATGCACAGCATCTCAGTCGTCCCAGAACGCAATAAGTCGTTATCCGACTTTTACTGGTCTTCTGCACAATGCTTTTATTGAATTAGGACATGAAGTTGTTCTTACAAAGCCACACTTTATATATACAAAAGAGTATTTAGATCAATACGATGCTATTTTTGTAGGGCTAGCATCTCCATCAAACATATCAGCGCATTATGCTCACGGAGCTTTTGCTTTAGCAAATAAAGCGAGGGAGCTTGGCAAGCTTCGTTTAATTTTAGATATGCCAGAGCCACAAAAGATTAAGACAACTATTAGAGATTTTTATACAGGAACTGATAATTTTTACAAAGATTTTTACTCAAAAAGACTTCAATACGATAATGCAGTAAAGCCAGAAAATAAAGAACAGATTATGTCTTTTGTAGATTACCTACATAACAGTAAATGGGATCAGACATACGTTCCTAGCATGCCTTGGTTCTCTAAAAAGATAGTAACTAATAACATCCCAAGCTTAAGCGAAGAAAATATAGTAGCTCTTTGCTTTGATAGAGTTTTGATAGACGACTCTGAAGACAGAGTCTCTCCTGTACATAAAACATATTGGTGTGCAGATAACCCTAAATCAGCGTGGACAAAAAAAGTATCTTCAAACTTAACTGTTCCTATCGAGTCTATTAGATACAATAATTACACCAAAAAAGATGTAGTTCAAGAAAAGATGCAGAGATCAATAGGTACTTTGATAAGTACTTATCAGGGTGGAGATCCTTGGTGGTCTGTTGCAATATCACAATCACTTGTAGCAGGTGTTCCTGTTGTTACTGAATGGCGTCATACCGCCGAGCTAGGAGCAGAATGGGCGTATTTACCTTCGACAATAGAGGAAATGAGTCCAGAGGAAAGACTGGTAGTGGCTCAAACACAGAAAGATTTTTACAGAGAGGCAGTGCCTTCATACACCGACTCTCTGGAAAAAACAGCGAGAGCTCTGGACAACCAGAGCCAGTTGTTGTTAGTCTAGGCAAAACTGTACGAAAGGACAGCGAGATGGCCAAAGTAGATATGCCGTGGGTCAAAGAACAGTTGACCAACAATCGCACTAAACGGATTGTTGGCGATCATGTTATTGCCCTACTAGAAAAGTGGGAAGAACTAAAGAATACAGATCCAGACCCACAAAAGAACGAAGCAAACCTAAGTCAAATTATTGAACTATTTGGTAAATTGGCACTCGGTCATGCGATTATTGCAGAAAACAAAAATGAACGATGGGTACCAGCTCAGTCTGGTCAGATTGTTGTTGCCGATGAAGTCAGAGTTAAATGGAATGCATTTGATGGCGAGATGGGCAAACTACACAATGGTCGTCGTGGCAAAGTAGTAAGTATTCGCTACGGAGACATTATTGTAAAGACAACTGACGGCAGAGAGCCTGTACTTGAAGGCTACCACTACACACCTCAGCAGCTTGAGAAACGAGTTCCATAGTGAATTCAGCAGTTTTTAAGTTTAGAGTTGATGGCAGTGATTATCAAAACATACAAGAAAAAGCTAAAAAAGAACTTTCTGGATTTATTGAGGTAGATCTTGAAGAGCTTAACAAGTATGTTAGCTATGAATTAGAGATTGAACCGAATACAAAAACAACTAGTACCTACTCATATACCGCTTTAGTGACTGCGAGGTTGAAGAATGTCTGATAATGTAAATAACACAGTTCCCCCTGTTAATGAATATATGAAACAGACTTCTGATACCCCGCATCGAGTAGAGGCTCTTCGTGAAGCTGCTCGAATTACTACACAAGATAGAAATGCTAACTATGGCGGACCAGAAGAAAACTTTACAAGAACTGCAAAAATCTGGTCTGTAATTCTTGGACAAGAGATTACAAACGAGCAGGTTGCAATGATGATGGTTGGTTTAAAGATGGCACGCTTTGCCCATGGGTCTGGCTTCCAACCAGATACTTGGATAGACATTGCTGGGTATGCAGGATGCGGATATGAAGTAGGAAAGATAAAGTCAGAAAAACTTAAATAGTTTCTTGGAGGGGAACATGTCTGAGCTTGTACCACCTTGGAAGTATGAACAACCGCTCTGTGCTGAGATAGGCGCAGAGCTGTTTTATATTGAAGATAAAGATGAAGTAGTTGTTGGCCAAAGACTTAATGCTTATGTTGAAGCTAAAAAGATATGTTCATCATGTGCTCACATAGTTGAATGTGGTCAGTGGGCTATAAAAAATGAAAAGCATGGTTTTTGGGGAGGATATTCTCCAGAAGAAAGAAAACAAATAAGAGGTAAATTAAATATAATACTTACAGAAGATATGACGTTTGCTCTACAAGAGTAGACTGTTGTCATGGCTGCTGAACCAGTAATTAGTCCCGTGCCGATTTGTGAGGCATGTTGGATGGAAAACCATGCTCGGTGGGAGCCAGAAAGTATGGATACCACTGGTCGAATAATTATGCGTTTAAAAGGCGTGGATGTTCCTAATAAAGTAAATAACGGATCTGTTGAAGTATGCGCTATGTGTGGGGCAGTGACGATAGCTGGGATATTTGAAATGAAACTTACTAGCGAAATGTATTTTTTGGACCAGCAGAGTCCAGATTTTGAGCTTAATATTAACCCTGAAGATGATCAAATATAAGGTAGGTATATGAGAAGCGATAGACCAGGTGACTTCCTTTGGGAGGAATGGGAAGGATCTGGATATGACCCGCAGGTAGATTGCTCAGTTATATATTACACCTTTGAACATATTGATTTAGAGAATGACTTAGTAAGAAGAGCTTTAGCTTCTGCTCTACAAAGAGATGGGGTAGCAATCTCTCTTGGAGATGGGTTTAATTTAATTGACAAATGCTCTCCAAATTATGGGTGGACTGGATTAATAGAAGATGAAGAAGATTATGTAGTTTGTGATGAATTAGGTGAAACAGAGTATGGAGAGTTTGTAGACTCCATCCTTCCTGCAACTTGGATAGAGATATAATTTTTTAATAAATATAGTGTCATAGACAATATTTTTATAATTTATAGTCTAATATAGTCGCATGTGGAAACCAGCGGAAAACCTTAATTGGCAGTCAGAGGCTACTTGTGCAAAGCCTTCTAATAGATACGCTTTAGACTGGTTCTTCTCTAAAGACTTTAAAGAAAAATATGCGGCTAAGAACATGTGCTTTACCTGTCCTGTGCGCTCAGAATGTCTTCAGTGGGCTCTGGAGCACCGTCAGATCTGGGGTATCTGGGGAGGAAGAGATGAAGTTGACATTCGCAGAACTTTATCTGTGTCATATAACGGTGAAGAGACAAGACGTCGTAGATTTCCTAACTGTCCGTACTGCACAGCTAGACCTTCAAAGTTAGAAACTTCTATTGAACAACTACCTAATGGAGGTAGATGGACAACAGCAAAAGTAGTTACCTGCACAGAATGCGGTTTTGCATGGAGAAGTAGAACCAGTGCAAATGCAGTTGAAGCTTATAAATTAGAACGTAATGAAAAATCTAATAGAAAAACTAAATCTAAAAAATCTTCCTCGTCCAAACCTGTAAGCCCTTCTCCAAAACAGTAACTTTGTTTGTGTAAGGGATTAAAAATGCATCAATACCAGTCTTGGGTTGATCCATTTTAGGTAAAGAAGATCCCCACATGTAATCATCAAAGGCAAGTATTCCCCCGTTGTTTAGGCAGGAATAACCGTCTAAGCCGTCTCTAAGCGCCCAGATTGCATGATGATCTGCATCTACATAGACAAACTCATACTTTTTATCGTTTGACTTAAAAAATTCTTTAGTTGTCATTTTCTTTTTTATTAGCTGACCTGAATCAAGAAAAGGTCTTAACTTTTGATCGTAGG